AGTAGATTGGTTTAAAACTAACCCACCTTGACACGCAAATTGAAGAGGCTGAGTCCCTGATTGATCTGGCATTTACGTCATCGTGCCAGTTACAATAGAAAATCTATTTGTTCTCGGTATAAATGTTGATCTAACATAGTCATGTCTATTAACAAGCACAGACACCATATTTTTTATGCCGTCTTCAAAACGATCTAATGCAAGCTGATATTGCGCTGTTTCTCCACGATACTGATAACCATACATGACTGCGCCATCGGCAATTACATGTCGAAATCTTTCTGGAATAGAAGGGACATCTGTAGCGTTACTAAGAGTTGTTGGAATAGTGTAGCGGTCAAATTTTATTTTATACGCTTTATCAGGATACGGATATAGTCCATATTTATTGGCGGGATCACGAAATACATGTGTAGGTATGCTACCAACATCAGATCGATCTTCTTGCTCAATGTATTTATCTACATACTCTTTGTAATCTAAATATATTAAACTGCGCCCATCATTACCAAGTGTAGTGTCACGGACTAATCGAAAAGTTTGATAGTCAATAAGTTTAGTGTCGGAAGGAAGATCGTATCTAGTTTGTCCAGCAACTAAAGTTATTTCAGATTCTGCGTGGTTAAAAGGAAAAGTGTATTCACTTTGATTAATATATCTAATCGCCGCATTAACTGCGTTTTTACATTGTATTTGAAAGCCACGGGCATTCCCGAAGCTACTTGTGGTCAGTTCAACTTCATTAAATCTCGCCAATACTTCATTTGTAATATCAATGAAATTATACGCCATTAGAAATATAAACCTTCGGCAGGAAGGGGGCCGAAGCCCCCGACTTAGTTAAGCAAGCTGATCACGAACAACTTCGTTGATGTCATCTTCTCTGCCGTTCATATCGACGACCAGAGCGTAGACCCGAAGTTTACCCGCTGTAACATCAGCAGATGAGGCAATTAACTTTACGTCAATCGTATCTGTAGTAGTTACAAGCTGAGTAAAAGTCGCTTGGCTTGTAATGTTTGCTCCACCGTTGGAACCAGCGGCAAGAAAGCCTGTGGCAGTTACATCACCGCCGTCAACAATGTCATCACCTGCGGCGAAGTCAATGTCAACAGTTGGAGAAGTACCATCAAAGACAGTCAGAACCTCTGCTCCAGCAAATACCACAAGAGTATTAGCTGGAATTTCCAACACTTGGAAAATGTCACCATTGGTGCAAGAGTAGTTGGCAATTTTAGAAATATCTAAAACACCCTCCAGCATGGTGACAGGAGTCTCCATGTTACGAAGAACAGCAACCGAATCTGCGCTTTCTTCTGTAAATGTTGATGCGAGAGTAAGATCAAATGTAGCCATAATTTATCCCCTTAGAATCCTGTCTGATAACGAACTGATATCAAAGCTTCTGGACGAAGAATCTTACGACCGTACAAATGCATACCACGAACAATGTCAGCAAAGCTGTCAGGATCACGATATGTTTCTGTCTTGTTGATCTGTTGTGCAGTAGCGACTGCTGACTCATGACCACCTACAATTACACCATAGTTAGTTCCCTGTGCAGTTGCTGAACCAACTGCTGGGCCTGTTCCTACAGCGGGTAGGTTGTTAGAAACATATACACGGAAACCGTGCAGGTTGTTTATAACAAGTCCGTTTTGCAGTCCTGATCCACCAAAATCAGAATTAAACAGACGAGAATCTTCGTCTTTTAACGCCTCTACATACACTGGATCGAGAACAAGCCAGCGACCTTGAGTATCAACAAATTGTTGATCGAGTTTACGAGCCATACGAGCAATTACTTGCAACGGTGACGCTGTTGTCGTTGATAGCGAAGTGGCTCCCGGTAAACGAGGAACAATCGGAATAGCATCTCCCGCCGTTCCACCAGATGCAACAAAATCTGTTTCATCTAGGTGCATGGACTCAAGATGTTCCGCACCAGCACCATCTGCTGAACTACCGCTTGAGGCAGTGCCGATTGCTTTTGTACCGTTAACAGCATCGTTAACTGCACCAGCAACAGTGTTGAGAGAACTTTGCTTATAGCCTGACATATAACCAAGCACTTCTTGGTCATACTGATCACGCAAACGATAACCTGCACGATCTGATGCCATTTGTAGGAAGTTCACATGTGAATGTGCTTCTTCGATGTCATCAATTTTAAATGCAAAGTAATTTGATTTATCGATTACAAGAGTGAAATCTTCGTCATCAAGATCTTGAGGCACAATTTGAGCACCACGAGCGTACTCTTTAACTGTGATCTCAGGCTCTTTAATGATTTTGACAGAATCACCCATTTGGGCAATTTCACCAAAGTAGTCGTTGTTAGTTACGTCTTCAACAACAGAAGACTTCCTGAAAGCAAGCTGAACCTGCTTAGAATATATTACGGGGCTAAAGTTACCGTTAGGTAAATTTCCATACCCCGCCGCAGTTTTAAATGCCATGATTGACACTCCTTACATTGGGTTTGGTATATACTATGTAACTTCGGCAGAGGCCAGTAGCTTCAGGGTGGCGAATGCGGCCTGAATCAAGATGGGTGTTCTGTGAAGGATGCAACAGGTAACCGAACGGGGCTGTCACATTATTGTTCACATAGTTATATTTGTGAATGAAATTTTGTCAAGGTTTTTATCTAGCTGAACCAGAAACATCATATATAAACTTACCAGAACGTATTGCTTCCACAATCTCATCCTGACGAGCTTCATATTCTTGTGATGACATTTCTGCAACATCAGATTCTTTCATGTACGATTTTTCATCTGTTTCAGGAGCCGATCTTTCACTGCGTGCATTGACAGCTTTAGCGGCTTCTTTTTCAGTTGACGATGCTTTCTTTTTAGATATACCCATATCTGCTTTGTACAAATCAATTGCACGAGAAGCAGATACAGCATCGCTTTCGTTATCATACAACGACTCGATAACCCACTTTGGCTGATCTTCTACCCAGTTGTGAAAGTCATCGCTGTCTCTAATTTCATCAAAGTCAGGATGCAAACGCATTAGTTCTGCTTCTGCTTTTTCCCGCCTTGCTTCATGTTTTAGTTCGTCTATCTCCTTAAATTTAGACTCATAATCAGAAGTTTGCTCCTGCGCCTTTTTCATAGCTATTGTTTCTACAATCTTAGCTACGTCAGGATATTGCTCCATCCACGCAGACATATCCTCATCTGAAGTTGGATACTTGATCTCTTTTTTTGTAGATGCTTCTAGTTGCTTACGCAACTCATCTATCTGCTCTTGTAACTCAGATTCTTTTTTCTGAGAGTGTCGGCGTAAATCACCGTATCTTTTTTTGAAGGTCTTTTCTTCTGCACCTTCCGGTTCAGGTTCAACAGCCTCTACAGGTTCTTCCTCTGTTTCCTTCGGTTTTTTTAATTCCTGTAGTTCAGCCTCCTCTTCTTCTATACGTTTTTTGTTTGCATTCCTTTTTGCAAAACCGGATGTTACTTTTTTTTGTTCGACCTTTTCAGTCATTTCAGCTTGAGATGTAGACATGTTACTTCCTTGTCTCTGGGGCTAACGGTAGCCGTTGGGGCGTTAGGTAGCCAGTTTATGGGATTATTTTTTAGAAGCTAATCCCCCACGCTTCATTTTCTTTTTAGGTTTAGTTTTCGTTTTTAAAGACGCTAGACCGCCTTTTTTGAAAGGGCCAGATAATCCACCACCTTGACCGCCAACAGTCCCTCCCCCAACATCTTGCGCAGGATCGCCACCTTCTCTGTCGGAAGAATCATAGGCTGGGCTATACTCTCTGGTGCTTTCTTGAAAAGCGGCTTGTTCTTCTAAATCTCGTCTTTGTTGTGGGGTAGTCAAGTCCTTAGCTCTTTGAAACGCCGACGACTTAATACCCGGCCTTGTTGAACTTGGTGTTCCTTGTATGTCAGGTCTATCTCCTGCGGCAAATGATCGGGGCTGTACTCTTACCCCTTCTTTTAATTTTTCTGTGAAAGGATTTAGCGGGGTTTCGTCTGCCGCAGATTCCTCGTCGAAATCTATACCCAATTGCTGACGCTGGGCTTCACCAAGATTTGGAGCGACTCCAAGCGGGTCTAACCGCTGGTCTTGTAACCGTTGCGCCGCTGGTACGCCTGTGTCATCTTGCTTTGTTTCTATAGGCTGTTCGACAGGTTTGACAGCTTCTTGCTTCGGTGCAGAAACATCAAAATCAAATCGTTGCGTTGATGGCACATCTTCTGGTGCAATGTTGGCTTGTCCTTGTAAAGATTTGTTAAATCTTTTATCTGCTTCTACATCAATTTGTGCTTGTTCTTCTTCTGCTTTCCTTTGCTGAGAGTCCACTATTGTTTGTGTGCTTCTGGCTACAGACGGTGTACTTGGAATGGCTTCTCCGTCAGCATCCGTCACATCTAAAAGCTGTTGAATATCCTCTTTTAATTTTGTAGTCGCCGTTAACGGATTAGTATAATCTTCCGCATTTAATTGGGAACCTGTTCCTTTCAACCTTTTATTTGCCTCGTTAACAATATTTTCTACTTCATCAAGCGCAGTAAGGCGTGTGTTCAAACCTCTTAGTATGCTAATGGCAGGAAATTGTCGTTGGCCTGTTTTGGCAGGATCATTATTCCAGACCTCTTTTAGTTTTGGACTAAAGGAAGAAAGCACATCGTATTTTAATTTACTTGCCGCACTTCGAAGTCTCGCCTCTTCTGCGAGATCTCGCCCATCATCATCGTCGTCTGATGGTCTTCGTTGTGTGGGGGCAACTTCAGGTGTCACTTCGGGTTGTGCTTCAGGTTCAACGTAGGGGTTAAATCCTTCGGGTATATTTTGGATGGGCTTACCATCTAGAAAAGTAAATGTTCTAATCGTCCCGTCTGGCCCAATGAATTTCCTCGTTTCATAAACAGGTATGCCGCTTTCAGATGGAGAAATTTTTGGAGGAGGAGTTGTAGCTGAAACAGTCGGTCTAGTTACACCGGGAGGCAAAAAATTACCTGTTGGTTGTTGTTGTGTGGGCTGTCCTGCTAAACCTCCTACCTGAAACATTACGGGATCGTCTTGATCCATTTCATCAATAAACTGATCTATTGGATCACTAAACGGTATAGTGTCACTAATAATAGCCTCTTCACTATTTCCCATTTGTCCCATAGCTTCCATTTTAGCAAGACCCGCTTTAGCCATGCTACGCATCTTCATTAAGTTTTCCAGACCTATATAACGCACGACATCAGCGGGAAAAACAAATTCACCCTCACTTAATTGTGCTGGAATGTCATCACGTACTTCTTCTTGCGTAGAACCAGATGGAACTTCATTACCGGACACAGGATCGACAGTACCGCCTTCATCCATCAAACCACCTAACATTTCCATTTCAGCCATCTGTTTTCAAAGCCTCTTCTTTTAAATACTTTAAAGTGCGCAAAACATGTATCGCCCCTTGAGCTTGATGCAACGCAACAACATCACCTGATTGTTCTAATTTTTTATGCTGTTCACTAATTAGAATATCAATGTAATCTAAAAACGCTTGCCACTGTTTAGCATTACTGCAAAGGGGCTTGAGGCGGCTCACCGCCTTGTGGCGAAGGTTGCTGTCCTGTAGGTTGTTGCTCATTACCTGTAAATCCTTGTTCACCCGGTACAGGAACTTGTCCAATTCCTATATTGCCTCCACCTGTTCCCGCTGTATCTGAAACATTAGGAACACCTTGCGCTTGAGGTGCGGCAGGAGGTGTGGGTGTATTTTGTTTGAGTATCTGCGCTTGCCTTGCCGCTTCACTTAGATCGTTTGTAACTTTGTCTGGATCTAAATCCATTGACTTTGCAATTTCTCTGACTATGTACGGGAACTTTGCAAATGGGGCAAGTGATGGGTTAGAAGCAATCTGTAAAAATTGCATTAATCGTTGCGAACGCACTTCGTTAGCCATCAACGACTCTGTGCCTCTAGCTTTGACTTCTAGATCGCCTTTGATAGAAGCGTCGTAATCAAACTGCATGTTAAAAGAAAACATTGCTTTACCTAACGGAGCAAGCAAATAATCATCTACGTTTTTAATTACAGTTTTGATACCGCCAGCCGCCGCATTCATTAACATAGATATGCCTGATGCAGTTCTGCCTACACCAGCAACTCCGGTTTGTCCGTGTGCGAACGATGGGAATCCCGTTGACTCATCCGCAAGAACACGAGCTTTATCAAATAGTTGCATATTTTCCGCAGAAACATTTGGGAACTTTGTGCCAAAAATAGCCTGACCCGGTGCGCCGCTTTGTCTACGAAATACTTTACCCGGATACACAGACAGATCTTGTCCCGGCACTAAGTTAGTTTCATCAATTTCAATTAGCAGATTGCCAGACAATACTGCATTGTCCACTGCCATACGCATAAAACCGTTCATCAGTGTTTGTGTATCGTCCATGTTTTCTGCAATACCTACACCAAAAAAGGAGTACGGATTTAATTCATACGGAACTGCATAGTATGGAATGTTGGCTGGCTTAAATGGATTAAGCACTGCCCGTAGTATCCGACCATTACAATACCAAATGTTTGCTTGTACCTCGTCCAAGTTGGCAAGCTCATCTGGTATTTTTACATCGGTATCCTGAAGAATTGCAACGTCAATGTTGCCCCAATATTCTAATACCTCAAATCGTTCGATATCATAATCAACAGTATAATCTTTTAGATCATCTTCCCAATATTTTTTGACATAGCCTTCTCCCATATCAATGACCTCGTCAATGACATTACTACGGAAGAAAGGTCTTTTGGCTAAAGCACGCAGTTGGGAACGTGACATTTTATGACGTTCGATGACAAACTGTGCTTCGTCCATGTTAGAAGCATCTGGATCTGGATAAAAATTCCAGACAGATACGTGAGAAGTAGAAGGGACTGTTTTGACCACAGGATTGTATTCACCTGTTTCATCCCAGTTGGGATATTCCTTGTCTATTGCAAATGGCCCTTTCATTATGCCAGTGCCAAACAAAGCCATTTCAAAAGAAGATGATCTTAATTGTTTGGATGCATGTGATTCTTCAAGCTGATCATGTATTTTTTTCTGCATCTTTTTAGCGGCAACCATAGCTGGGCTAAAGTTGATTGCAGAGGGAGATGTACCCGCACCCGATACTAAACCTTCGACCTCGTCTAATTTGTTTTCTAGAGGGCCAAGTCCTTTTTGCGTCAAGGATGATAATGTTGCGCCGGGAGGTAACTCATTTCCATCCCCGGCAAAGCCATAAGGCGAAACAGGTTCACCCATGCGCTGATCAAGTTCATTTTTTTGCGGATCAAAGTGAACTGTCTCTTCCACGCCTTCGGGTAGTTTAGTTGGCTCTACTGTTAATGGAAAAGTGTTATTAGCAAACAACACATCAATAATCTGACCATACGCCGCTAGAGTTTTAGTTTTAGTTACTTTAATAAACACACGAGATTTTTCTGCCTCGGTAAACTGCACATCCGGGCCGTACAAACCTCTATAGTTACGGTACGCTTGTAGCCACCTATCTTCATCTTGGCGACGAGTATCTTCTGCTTTGCGATATCTATCCATCACAAAGTTAACTAGATTTGATACCTCAGATTCTTCTGTTGTTTTTTCTGGAATGTCGTCTAGTGAAACTTTATTGTTTGCGTCAAAGATATCTTCTTCCATATTTTAATATCCAAATGTAGAGTCTGCGGGAGCAAAAGTAGATGGCCTACTTTTAGCAGGGTCATAATCCCATATCGAAAATCTGGGGCGGGACATGATGCCATATCTTATTGCATCGTAAAGGTGATCTTCCGATTTTGTGTTGATATCTTCTGGGTTCCGTTTGTCTAAGGGGAGCACAGGTAACTGAGCGATAATATGTGTGCAATTATTGAAGATCTGTAAGCGAGGCTCTTCGGTAAATTCATCTATCTGTAACCTACGATGCATTTCATTTTTACCTGCAACACGAGAACCCGCAGATCTATCCGAAGGCTTCCATCGACACCCCCGTTGAATCATTTGCTCTGCCAGTGAAGGCCCGATATCACCCCTTCTGTGCCAGCACGAACTATCTAAAACTCCGTATCGAATAGTGCCATCCTCGGATTCCAAATCCAAAACCATATCTGCGAGATCAGTTGCCAACACTTTACTGACATATAATTCACGATAGATAATAAGCTGTTCACTAGGAGTACAAGCAAACCAAACGACAGCAGAATAAGAACCGTAACCATAATCGCACGAGCGAAACTTAACCCAATTATTAGGTATATCAAAAGGCTCAATAGTATGTATGGCTCTGTCGAACTCAGGAAAAGCCGCACCCTCTGCAACATCCCAATTACCTTCTAATAATTGTTTACGTTGATGCTCTGGTAACGAAAGGAGCATCGCCTCATAATCACCCTGTTCGTACAAGTGGGGATTGTCTGTCAATACCGCAGGGATAAAACGCCTTTTAAATAATGGCTCTCCTTCTTTTTTATGCCCCTTGGGATATAGTAGTGCTTGCCCAGTTTCTATATTGGTAGCTAAAAAAGACTGTCCCGGCGGGGCGGGATCAATAAACATTTTTTTAACCCATGCATGACCGGGGCCACCGGGGTTTGTAGTTGCACGCATATACGTAGGCAAGTCTCCTGCTGTGCTACGAAGTCGGGATCGCATATAATCCCAAGCAAACGGTGTATTCCACTGAGTCAACTCGTCGAAACCAATCCAACTAAACGCTTGGCCTTGATATCGTAAAACGTCTTCGTCCCGATCTAGATACGAGAACCAAAGTCTTGCGCCTGAGGGGGCAACCCACTGCATCTTTCTCTCTGACCATTTGATTCCGGGCCAGATTTTTGGATACATTTCTTGTGATTTCCACACTAACTCTCGTAATTCTTCATTGGTGTGTCGTAAGAGTAACCCACTAAATGAAGGATGACCCATGAAGCGCAATGGATCTGCCAACATAGCATAGGATTTACCTCCACCTGCCGCACCACCATATAAAACCTCTCGTTCTCCTGCCGCTAAAAACTCAGTCTGCGGCCCCTCATTCGGCTTAAAAATAACATTGAGTTCTTCTTCGGGACGGATTGGCTCAAATTCATCAGCTTCTTGAGGATTTTGTTTAACCTCAATGTTGGGCTGTTTCTGTATCCTCTTCTTCGATCCTCGACTTTCTCGCACCGAGCCTTGACCTTTCGATCTCTTCCGCTTTGGTGATCGCCTTTTCGTACCTTCTGGCCCATTCACGGAGAGTTGTAGCTCGTCTTTTATGGAATTGCTCACTATCTATTCTCTTTTTCAAACCCATGTGAGAAATCGAACGATTTGTTTGTTTGGTTAACCACTGCGCTACTTCTCGATAACTATATTGTTTTAGGTGCTCTTTCGCCTTTTCTAAAGCCCGTAGTTCACGAGGAATAGGTAAAAGCATATCTTTATCTTCTGGATCTTCTGCATAACCGAAAGGTACTGTTCTAGCTATTTTAGGGATCGGTAAAAAATCTTCGTCCCTAATAATGTCTTCCGGTTGTGGCAGTATCCATTTACCCGCAGATCTAATCATCGTCTTCTGTGCGCTTCGGAGGTAAAATCATCACTCCCCCTGTGGCATCTACTTTTAACTTTTCTGTTTTAACAATTCCAACTCGATCCATCACTTCTCTAGCGGCTTGTAATTTTTCTTTGATGCCAAGCTCTGTAGGATCAGACAACGCACCAACCACGGCCATTGCCGCACGAGGTGCAGACTGTGCAAGATACGTATTTGTTTTTTCTATAATTTCATCTTTCAACGCTTCGACAATCTGGGCTGTATGTTGATTGTCAGAATATCCTGCAAGACGTTTAGCCTCTACGATACTGCCCCCCGCCTCAACAAAGAGCACATCTAAAAACTTTTGTTGTTTCTCTGTTAACTTGCGCATTATCTATACTTCTTGCTTTTCCGTTTTGTGCCATCTGCTCTTGCTATTAAACCCCTAGCTTTAGCAGATGCCCGTTCTGTAAATCCTAATTTTTTACCAGCTTTAATTTTAGCACGTAATGTAGATAACTTAGGCTTTGGCATCTCGTTGCCTTTTCAATTGCTCTTTTGCTTTTTTAGCTAATCTAGCCTGTTCATGTTTGCCAGCAACTTTAGCCCGTTGCTCCAATACAGTTAATATCTGTATCTTTCTAGCGTACGGCTTTTTGATTCTC